GTAACGAATGAATGACGTGTTTCTCGTCAATACCGACATACTTGCGGATCTTATTGAAAGATCGCCTCAATGCATCTACAGAGCCAAAGTCATTGGCAAAGATACGCTTGGTGAGTGGTTGATCACGGGTCCGTTCAATCAAGATAGGAAGGATCCGATCTTGAATCGGAATGATGCGCCAATTCTTGGCCTTGGTGACGAAACCGTCACGCCCACCTACGTGGATTCGTAGGTTAGGTATGTCGATGTCCATCACTTTGAGCTTTTGGAGCTCACCAAGACGCATGCCAGTCAAACCCAAAGTCAGGAAGATTTCCCCTAACGCTGGGTGACCGAACGGATTGCACGAAGCTTCATACAATTGCTCCATCTGTGACATCGTGAACCAGGTGAGCCGTGATTCCGATGACGCAAACATCTCAAGTTCTTCAAACGGCGCTTCGTCGATGAACTTATGCCGTTTACAATGATTCACAATGGTGCGAATCGTGTCGATGACCTTGTTGGATGTTTCCTTTGATGTCCAACCTCTATCATCCTCTAGTTCAAAGATGATTTGAGTGACCGTCGCCTGATTAAGCGAAGATATCGGATAGGTTGGACCACGCATCTTCAGGACATGATTGACCTGGATCGTGCGAAACATCTGAGGCTTTGGAACATCAGATGGTCGCTCCCGTTTGGGGAGTTGTTGAATGCGTTTCCACTCATCAATAGCTTTACGTTCACGAACCCATGAATCACGAGTCCTGAACGTATACTCAGCACACTCACCGAATGTGCGACTAGTAGCCATAGAGAATCCTCTTGATAGTGATTGCAAAGCGTTCACCGCGAGGTGTTAAAGAAACAATCGCACGGTTAGCACTTAATGGGTCCGGTTCTTTCTTGATGAGATTAGGACCTGGTTTACCCAACCGATCTACATCAGACAGCATGTCAGTACATCGACTCGCACTACCTGAACGCATCTTGAGATCCCGTTGAAGATCGACAAGAAGACACGGGTTGTGCGTGGCAACATAGAGGAAAGTTGCAATGGTTTGTGCCGGTACTTCTGTTTTAAGAGCACGGAACTCCTCCATAACCTCTAAAAGAGGTAACAACTCTTCATCCGTGACCTGCGAAAGTGCCACTTGCTTAAGGTTTGGACCAATCCCAAGCTAGCTCGAAACACCCCACGAATGCATTAATGGAGGATCTTGTGCAGGAAATGTGCGGCTTTCGTGATGCAAAGTGCTTCTGCCAACCGATGTAAAGGTTAAGAGATTCGATCCAAACGAGTGTCATTCTCTAAGCCCCGTGTAGCGTGGATCTACAATAGTACAGCCGCACTAGCTGGTCAATCGGGGTTTCGTCATATCGAGACTCATATGCAGAATATGCATAAAGTGATGGGTGAACAGTCAAGCCATCCAAATCGTCTGGTTCAAATTGGTCGTCGGTTAAAAGCATCATTCAGGAAGGTAATTAACAGTGCCGAGTAAAGCATTGGTAAGGATTGTGACTTCATCATCAGATGATGCTGATTCACGTATCCTTTGTGTAGCCTTTGACTCTAGCTTGTAAGCATACTCACGTAGCTTATTTTCCTTGCGGTCATAAACACGTATCACAGCACAGTAAGGTTCAGGAAGATGCCACATCATAACTTCTTCCATAACTTCCTCAATGGTTGCTGTTTCGATGTCGTCGTCGCTTAGGTTGTTCACCTCCTCCCATTCGTTGGGAAATGGATCTTTCTTGGCCATATGACGGTAAATTAAAGCATCGTTCTAATTCCTGGATAGATTCCAGGTCCCCCTCGCAATCAACCAGGCATGCCTGCAGCATGCAGAATTGACGACAAAGGCGTTTCTGTAGCGGTTCAGGCAAGGAGTTGCGTCCTTGTGTGAACGACAGCTTTTACTGTCGTGGAAGAAAAATAAAAAGGCCGGTGTTGACTGACGAGCCACCTCCGGCTGGGCAAGGATCCACTCTCAAGAGCGGTGGACCGGTGCTACATATGTGGCAGGTGAGACCGTTCCCAGTGCCTGCGATACATCAAAGGTGCTTTGCCTCCGATGCACATATGATGCCGAGCCTGATGCATTAGTCGAGGATCTGTGGGCCGGTTTCGCTTTTGTCACAGAGCATGCACTCCAGCAGGTATGACGACAGGTTGCTCATGCTGCGTCCCTCCTTTTGAGAACGTTCAACCAAACGCTCAAAAACGACCCACGAAATGGTGATCGTGAGTCGCTTTGGTTTGCGGAGATGAAGTGGCGTCATAAGTTAGTCAAAACCTGGGTGCGTCCCTGTGTCGTAACGTTCCTCCCCGCGTGTGGGCACAACAAAAGGCCCCAGGGGAAGAACCCCCAGGGCTATCAGCCTGGCTGCTGCTGCAAAGGTCAGCGAGCTACCATGTCTTTAATTGTGAAAGGATTCTACCATGTCAGGCGATGGTTGCTTCTACTTTCTTAGCTTGTGTGCCGTGTGCTTTGAATGCAACGACACAAGATCTATCCGCAATTGAGCATAGCTTACATTCTGCACAGTTCTTATTACTCCACTGGGCAGGACATACAAGGAACTTAACGCCATCATGCTCCCACGCTTTGCGTGATTCATTCTTGGGAACAATGCAGACGCTAGGTATTCCCTGTTTGTGCAGATCTGCAGCGTGGGTTTGGCTGTGTGCTGATGCATTAACAGTCATTCCCATCTGTGGAGCTTGCTTAACAATCTCACGGTTGCCGTAATGTGTGAGATCGTGATGAGTGTAGGTCCATGCGATTAGCTTACGTTCAGCGCATGCATTAGCAATCAAACCAAAAGCGTAGATATTGATGATACCTTGCGAGCTAGGTAGATCGCCAGCCTGGTTATGTCGCATACAGCTACCTTCCGGCAGTGTTTTGATTGCTGACACAAAAGACTCTATATCTGTGCCCCTTGGCTTGTCATCATAAGGGCCAGCACTTACCCTATCCCAATGTAACTTAAGCGGCCCTGTTTCAGCATAGCAGCCGTTACCAAATAACGGGCAGGATGGCGAGCAACTATCACGGGACGTTGTTGATACTGCAATCGGGCCAGTCTTTTTATTTGATGATTTCTTGGTGAGGTGATACCAGTGTGCCATGGTTGGTGCGTTAGTGGAGGATCTTAATGAAATTAAAGACAGAAGAACAACGCATCGAGGAATTCTTCCTCATCATCAAATGCATCAGGGAAACCTCTGCCTTGGTTGATTGTTTCTAGCTTGTCTAAATATTCATCAGTCCACGGTGCTTCATCAGGGAACAGGTAGGGATGGTTCATTAGAAAGGGTTACTCCAGTTGTTGACCTGTTTGTCAGTGATGAGACCATCACGGTGGAGGGTGTCGATGAAGTTATTCCACGCTTCACGCTTCATCACTAGGTCGTGATTGTATGAACGACCCACGCATTCTCTGAACTCAGATAGTGCTTGTGCTTTTGTCACGATTGAGAACATGCAAAGAACAAAGAAGGAGAAGAAGGGGAGGAAGTGGAAGAAATAAAATCAACGGTTCGCTGTGTGCTGCATTAGTGGAGCATCTTTGACAAAAGGATCGACACCTGCTGCCCCTAAAAGGGTGAGCGAACATAGAAAGGCGCTAAAGAGAAAGAATGCACCGGTCTCGATGAATAGGTGAAGGCGGTTGGTTGGTTTCATAGTTCTGGGTGCGTTCTTGTGATTAAGCGAGAGAGGCAATAAGCTGTGCTTTTGTCTTACCCTTTGCACCGTATGAACGGAGCATCTGACAAGTGATAGGCTGAAAGGTTAGATCTTCTGTGATGGTGATCAGTGAGTCAGACACGGTGATGATGCCGTCGATGAGATCGAATACTGCCTGGCTGATGATCACAAGCAATAGGAGAATGGCTCGTTCCATAGGTGAGTGGAGCTTGCAACGTTAGTGGAGGAAGCAATGCGCAGCAGTCTTGCTGGATTGCCTGGGGTCATCATAAGCAAAGGTTGGTGCGTTTGTGGAGGATCTGTTCACATTTCGCAAGGTCCAACAGATTTCATGAATAATACGAGTCCGTATCCCCAGTCATAGCAAGGGATCTCAGCGATCAGAGCCCAAATAATAGTTCACCCGTACCATTATTGACCCCATTTGCGGCTAGTTTGTAGAACTAACCGCGCCAAATCCTGGCAAAAGAGGGGGCATGGGGGTACAGCTGCGCCCCTACTACCGCGTATTGCCTTGAGAAATTTCTGTCAAAATATAAGAGCCCCTCCAGAATGACCTAGAAGGGCTTTATTTTCACTCTTTAGTGTCAATATACCAAGGAGCACTTAAACGCATCTCAGGGAGCCTTATAGAAGTGTCTGATGGCTTTTCCGTATAAACCGGAGTGACACAATCAGTCAACGGTTCTTGGGACGATTGATACTCTTCAATAGCTTCATCTACCTCGACCTTAACCCGAGCATCAATCAACTTACCTTCCAACCACACCAAAAGACCAAGAATAAGTTGATCAATCCACGGAACACGTTGTTTCCAGACACGATAAAGAGTTTTAAACTCATTGAGTCTTAGTCTTTGTTCCACATTGCTTCACAGACATTAGGAAGGTAGTCATAGAGAAGATCTTGAATTTGTCCAGCAATAACAGCATGTTCTTTTTGAGTACCGTTACTAGTTCTAAGATCACAATAATGTAACCAAGACCTAACTGTGCCATTCATGTACAGTCTTGTTGGAGTAGCCATAGGTAGCACTTCTCTTGCACATTCTTTAGCAACACCAAGTTCAAGCAATCGATCATAAGCTCTATAGGCAGTTACAAAGGATTGAGCAACAAGCTTATCAGTTTCATGAAGCACATCCAACGGTAAGTCATCAATACTGTTCTGACGGTTCTTAGTATCTTGCCTACGCATCTCTGGTAGTTCAGGACGTAGTTGTACTTCTGCATACCGTTGACTGAATTCCTGGAATGAGAAGCTTCTATGCCTAAGGATCTGTGCTGCAATAGACCTTGTTGTCTCAATAGACACACACATGTTCGCCATTTCAAATGGAGACCAATGTTGGTGTTGAATAAGATATCGAATCAAACGATCACTGGTCTCAGTGTTGTTTTGATTGGATGGATTGGACACCCTAGCCATGTAGCTGATGAGGTTCTCTGCTTCTGGTGTGATGTGGACTAGTTGGACGGTATGAGATGTCATTTAGAATGAAGATGATAACTGTAGCCAAAGCATTTAGAAGATCCATATTTTGATCTACCATGCAAGACTGCTTGTTTTTCTTTATCACCAGGAAATACAGCAACCACAGTTAGAGGCTTGTGAATACGTGTAACCACACTACCATTGCCGTTAAAGTGCTGCTGTAGACGGTGTTTGAGTTGGGTGGACTTACCTACATAGTAGATGCCATGTTCACATAAGAGGACGTAAGTGACTACATCACATAAGGAGACCATACAGTAGTATAAGTAGTAATAGTAGTATCAGAATGAACTTCAGCAGTTTGCAGTTTCATTGAGATTCTGCATTCCCAGGATTCATTACCTCTAGCTACTAGCTTTGTGTCTTTTGTGTCATTTTGAGTTCAGTACTCACAGAATGTCCATTCCCAGGGACATTGATAGAGGGGAGTTGGGGATCACGTCTCGTGAGACACGACTCCCCCTTCCCCGCTTCTAATCCGTTATCGGTCAGACAGGTTGCTACAACTTGTGTCTTATTTAGGGACCCACGTGGGAATAGAACCCCGTTTACCGCCCCCTCTAGCTGCTCTTCTTTGACTCAGATCAAAGCCAAAGACCAAGTGATCTGTGGCGCTCTGAGGGTCGTCTAGGAAGGTTTCCAGGAGATCCTGCCAGTCTTCTTGTCTACGGGCTTTAACGGCTTCGTAGGCAGAGATGGACATGGCATCTGTGAAGTACTTAACACCTTGAGCAAGGCTGTCCAATCTGTCGTCATGTTTGACGGCCCCTTTTTCCCGACACATGCGAGACATCTGGTAGAAGAGCATGTACAGGAGCCGTTCTTCAGGTGCTGCGTCTTTATTAGAGTTGTAATCCCACTCGACTACACCACGATCAATGATGAGTCGGTGTTGGTTCATCACTGGTTCTAGAGCGTCAATGATCCTATCTTCCTTACGGACATTGGCTCGTACTTCTTCCACGTCAATGGTTTGCTTGGTCTGTTGCAGGTGTTTCTTGAACAGCTCTGCCACAATGCCATCACCAAAGTTGGTTTCAATTAGGAGTTTAGTAACGTTGTACTTCTTACAGCCTCTAAGGATGTCAAGCAATGTGTCATCGCTATAACCGTCACGATAAGCACGGAGTTCATGGACAAACAGAAAGCCATTGCGTTGACTGATGAAGGTAGCTGCTGTTTCATCAGAGCCACGACCACTTGGGTCTACGGAGCAGATGGTTTCCGTGTATGGACCCCACTCCCCCTGCAGTTGCATAGGACTGTAGAAGTAATCACCTGGTAGTCCAACTGTTGGTAGGTCTTTAAGGATATTTCGTGGATCACTACACCACACCACAGCATCTGGTGCTTGAGTTGGGTTAACAGAGGTGATGATGAGGTCTGAGAATTTAAGTGGGAACTTCTCTGCATCACTCAACGTGGTATCCAGCATGAACTGCAACATGAAGTTGCTACGACCCATGGCTGCTTCCCGTTCCAAGAGGTCATCACTGGTGAAGCGATCAGAGTCAGTGGGTGTCCATTCCTCTGCTCCCATGTCGATGTCTTCGACGATCTGTGGAGCAAGGAGGTTTTCGTATTGACTGAGCTTGTCTTTACGTGGGTAACGGGCAGGCCAGACAAAGGGACGGTAGTTGCGTTCAGCTAGTTTGCGGTATATTGTGAAGGTGGTTTGCGGTGTACCAAGGTACATAATGCGTGAGTCCTTCTTCGGTGTGAGGATGGACTCCGCTTCTGTACAAAGCTGCAAGAGTTTCTCTCGCATCATCTCGGTCATCGAGTTACCAGGAACCTCCACGTCATCAAGCACCATTAGGTCTGCACGACTACCTGTCAACTGACCTGTCACACCTACGCTCTTTACTGAAGGTGCTTGGTGTGGACTACAGTTAACATCAAAGGAAATCCGAGACCACCGGGCATCATCCGACTTCGGTCTTAGATGACTTAGCCACGGGGTTTCAATGATTAGCTTTTGAAGAAATATTGACATGTTGTCACTGCGCTCTTTTGAAGCACTTATGATCATTACCTTACGTTCTGGATCGTTAAAAAGTGTCCAAAGGACGAAAGCTCCAGTAATCCAGCTCTTACCTACCCCACGAAAAGCCTGAACTTGCAAACGTTTAGGGCCATGCTGCAGGTACTCTGCAATTGCATACTGTGCGCGAGTTGGGCTAGGCAGATCAAGTTGGTGCCAAAGTGCCTGAAGAAATATCTTAAAATCACTCTTGAGCAGATTTAAGGTATTCGATTGCTGTAGAGAGCGATTTGATGTTGTCATAGAATTTTCCTAGTCCAGTATTACATTGAGTGCAGAGCAGACCGCGAACCTTGCCTGATGTATGGCAATGGTCAATATGAAAGCGATTCCATCTATCGTTAGGGTCTGTGCTTTTACAAATAGCGCAGGCGTAGTTTTGCTTAGCAAGAAGATTATTATAGTCGTCCTCGGTTAGTCCATACTTTTTGAGTAGACCAGTTCGACGGTTCTTAACTACCTTGGCTGGATTACTCTTTCGCCATGCCTTGTCGTACTGCTTTTCCTTACGTCTAGCAGTATTACAGAGCTTACAGTATACGTAATGACCATCCGGGCGATTCTTGTCTTTGATAAATTCACTAAATGGCTTCTCTACGCCGCAGGAGCGGCATGCTTTCATTGATAAAGTAGATTGTACCTAAATAGAAAAAGAGAGGCCCTACAGACGCTTGTAGTCACCTCTCCGTGAGTTATTGATTCAGAGGTCAGTCGTAGTACTTACGACGAAGACGGTCGTATTCATTGACCTTCTTCATGTCAGGTTTCTTGTCAGCATATTTGCTGCCATCAACCTTGGTCTTTGGTTCATAACCAGAATCTTGACCAAACTTGTTATCTACACTTTTAAAGCGAGACTTTTGTTGATCGGGAGCTTGACCTGCCTTATAACCAAAGGTCTTTTCAAAGACATTACCCCGGTAGTTCTTGTCCTGGTTCTTCATGCCAGCGTTGGAAGCAGGACCTGGGGATTGACGACGAGGAGCAGAGGAACGTGAGGGACCACTGCTTGTGGGTCGAGGAGCAGTGACACCACCACTCCGGGCTTGAGTGGAACCACCCCCAGATTGAGTAGCTGCGGGTTTGGGCTTGGGCTTAGAAGCAGCGGGTTTTACTTGCTGATTGCCGGGGATGTAGCGACCGGTGTCAGCAGAAGTACGGTTGCGCATGGTGTCGGCAGTTGTACCACCACGACCTGTGCGACCAGAAGCAGTTCCAGGACGGGTGCCACCCATGTTATTGCGTGCCTTGTAGTCATCCCAACGCTTTTGGCGATCAGCCATTGCTTTCAGTTCAAGTGGGATGGCAGCAGCTGCACCTGCAGCACCAAGGAGTCGAGCAGCACCACCTGCAAGGCGAGAAGCTCCACTACCCACACGGGATACTGCACTAGCGGTAGGTGCCGAAGGTTTAGGTGTTGAAGCAGGGGAGGGCTTAGGGGCAGATGCAGCTTTGGCACGTGCATCTTTGATCAGTTGATTGGCACGAGTTGCAGTCCGCTCAGCACGAGCACCAGTCTTTGGAAGATTCACACCAGCACGGCGCGAGTTCGGCATAGTGACAGGACCGGTAGAACCTTTAGGAGGCACAGGACCTTTAACAGGACCGGTACGAGTAACAGGATTCTTTAGAACTTGCCTTGGTGCCGGAGAAGATGGCTTTGTCTTGGCTGCTTGCTGGAGTCGCTCTGACTTTGTTTTTGCATCCCAACGTGCAGGTGGTTCTGCTTTGGGTTTTGCAGGGGACTTACTATACGGCTTATTAGGTTTACGGACTCCACCCGACTTGCCACCGGTACGAGTCACAGGCTTAGCATTAAGCCAATTATTTTTTTGAGTTGCCATAATTAATTAATCCAAGATAAGATAAGCTGTTCTTTATTTGGGTTTTCCCCGAAGGTGGCTCTCATCCATTGGAGCCAGTTTTGACTTCCCTTTGCTTGATTGCACGATCTACAACTGGGCACAAGATTGGATGTAAGGTCAGATCCTCCATATGCTTTAGGTCGAACATGATCAAGAGTGAGTTCATTAGTGTCATAAGTTTCTCCGCAGTAAACACATTGACAATTGAAGTGCTCTTTAATGGCTTTACGCCAGAGCCGCTTTGCTTCAGGGCTTGTCATGGTTATTAGGTTTTGGAGATAGTGATCAGGCGTGGGAAGTAAAGGAGTCATTACCGTTTAGCGTTCGTCTTACGTGCTCCCTTTGCACGGTTAGCTTTACGTGGAACAATCTTCAGGTTCTCACGTGAATTATTCATGGGGTTATTATCTTTGTGGTCTACTTCAGATCCACTTGGAATATTACCCATTGAACGTCGTGCTCTTGCACGTGAAGCATCTTCTTTGCGATGATCACGTCGGTATGACTTTAGATATTCAGCACGAGCCTTATACTCTTTTTTCCAGTCGCGTGCCATTTAATCGACTCCTTACTAGTTCTGGATCAATCTTGGGGAGAATGCTTGCAAGTTGATCAAGAGGGGAACCATCAATAGCAACACCGTTAATGTCGTTGTTCTTCAGCCAATCACACATCGCCTTAAGGTCTTGGGTGGTCGCTTCACCAGACTTCAATCGACGCAGATATTCTTCAGTAACAAGTCGATGTAGTTCATTGAATTGGTCTTCTGTGGCTTTAATATTCTTAGCCATTTCTCAGTACAATCTGATCTAATTTGTTTTCGATGCGAATCATGTGATCCTCCATCTTTTGTAAGGCAACAGCTAGTTCCTGTCTTGGTACATACTTCTCAGCAAGGCGGAGTTCTATGTCATCAATACGTTTGTCGATGTTATCCATACGTGTTGCTGACCGTCCACTGACACCAATCACTCCTCCACCAATGCCAAGAACAAGAGTGATGGCTCCTGTTACAAAGGCTTCAATCATGTTGCTCCATCAGTCGGATGAGCTTTTGTGCATAGACTGGATCAGTAGCGTAACCTTCACGCTTAAGTAGGTATGCACAGTCCTCACGAGTGTTAGCTCGGTTAACACCCTTGTAGCCCTTGTAGTCCTTATACCACTGGTTAACAAGGTGTTCTACACAGTCGTATGGTGTAGCAAAGTCCTTAAATGATGCACGGATGGTAACAGGACCATTACCGTAGTCTTCCCAGGTAGTCTTTACTGTACCTGGTGTACCTTTGATACCAAAGAAGTTATTCTTACCACTTACAGCAGTACCAAATGCTGATTCAAGTGCCCATTGTGCAGCAACTACCTCAGGGAACTTAGCACCTGCAGCCCTAGCAGCAGCTTCAATACCATCCCAGGTATTAGTAAATTGTTGTGGGGTTGAAGGAGTAGGTGTACGCCACAGCTTTACCCACTCTGCCTCATCAGATACACCATAAGGCCCAAGTAAACGTTCAAGGGCCTCAATGGCAGTACGTTGATGTGGTAACCCCTTGTAGTTCTTAATAACGTCAAGGAGTTTAATGCTCATTTCAGAGTATCCTTAATGCGTTGGATTTGATCATCCTCTTTACGCAGCGGCTTAAGTGCATTAATACCACTCAGGATGAGTTGAGCAATACCGTTATCTTTCAGTTTAGATGCACCGATTACTTCAGATGCAAGGAAAAGACCCATGAAGACAAGTGTCTCATAGGTGAGTTTAATACCAAGGATAGTGATCATGATTAGCTCCAGGGTAGGCCAGCGGCTTTAGTAGGGTTACGTTGTTCATCAAGTTGACCTTGCAGTGCAACTTCAATCTCAGTTACTTTCTCAGTGCCAAGTGCATCTTTGACCCAACCAACAACAGTCTCTTTAGTAAGGTCAGAGAACGGGATCAGTGTTTCGGGGCGTTCAAACCCGATAGAACCGTATGCACCTGCGCTGTAGGTGTCATCCTTTGCATCAATCGTATAATGGGCAGTGTAGACATACCCATCAGCGACTTCGCGTTCGAGGTTGGCGATATTCCAAGTAAAAGTGGTAGACATGAGTAGTGGTTAAATGTATGTAAAAAAAAGAGCCCACCGTGTTTGGTATGGGCTCAATGGTGGTGGGGTAGTGGAGGTGACTACTAGCTCCAGGTTGCGTTAGCAATCGCCACTACTTTTGGATCTTCATTGGTTAGATCATCGCCGGGCTGTAACACGTGGCGGTGATACGAGGAAGACAGCACTTCGCCGTCCTCCAAAACACGGATAGCAGAGCGCACTTGGATGGCGTTGCTTTCCAAGACTTCGATTTTATCGACAACGGTTTCTTTAGTGAGAGCCATTTAGGAACGTCCTCCAGACGTAACGGGTTTATGGGTTGTATGGCGGCTTGTCGCCACCTAGTTTTTAGCCGTTGCGGGCTTAATGTCAGGCGAAATATGTACAAGAAAACATAAAATGCCCTGCAGCGTCATAGGGAACCACACTGTACGCCCCCCCGCCACTTGGTGTTTGGCCAATTACAATAGTTGTAGTATTCTGCGAAACGTACCCACTAATTACATTTGCGGCGGTTAGCGCTATATTATCAACTAATCCAAAGTCAACAGAGTAATAATATCCGGCAGCGCCCAAGGCAGTAAACGGTAGGCCGATGACCTGCAAGTTACCTGCCCCCGTTCCGCCTGACCAGTTAAGGTAAACAACGACCGTGACTTTTCGACCAACTTTTGTGTAAATACCTGTCTGTGTTGAATACGTTGCTGTTCCAGCCGTTGTGGAACCAATTACTGTCGGAGTAAACGTCCCTTCTTCGTAATCATCCAGCGCATTAGCGGCTGCGGTGTCGCCGTTGAATTGGATGCCCCCGGTGCTTGCCGCCATGCGGAGGTAGCCGTCGGATGTGATGCGGGCTCGTTCCGTTGCATTTTGAACAATAGCTAATGATGCATCTGCTTTGATCTGGAACCTATAAGTAGAAACTCCTGCGTTTACAAGTGTTAGTAGATCTTCTTGGCTTTTTTCAACATGTAGCGGGTAAAGAGGATTCGCGGTGCCGATGCCGACGTTGCCAGACGCGTTAATCATCAGTGGAGTTGTTGCCACCGAAGTAAAACCGTCCGTTGTCCTTTGAAG